GTTATGTAGAGTGCAATACCAAAAGTCCTTTAGGGAATGTTAATTTGGATCAAGCTCCTCCTTATTGTGAAACCAATGATGCTAATAATTTACGCTCTCCAAATGATCAAACTCTTAATTGGTTAAAAGACCAAACAATGAAAAAAACAGGATTTGGCGCCAGAGTAGATTGTGATCCTGTTCAAAGAGGATACATTGTTAACGATCTAGAAAACATTGATAGAAGTGTTGTTTATAGATATTCAAAATCTATAAGAGGAACGGATGAAGCGATTCTTGATATGTTTAGAAATGTTATAGTTATTGATGAGGATGGCAAAGCTTGGCCTATTCCTGTGATTCTAGGACCGCCAGAAAAAGCAGTAGCAGCAATAGTTCAAGACAACGTTAGAAAAGATGAAACTCTGGTAGTCGATAGAATAAAACTACCTATTTTGGCAATAACTCAAAGTAGCATAGACTATGACTTAGAAAGGTATTCTTATCATAAAGCTTTAAATTATTTTTCTAGACCAGACGATGGAAAGCCTGGATTTGCTATAAAAGAAAAATATGCCAGAGACACGGTTTTTGGCTTTGCTAGGGGCATTCCCGTTAATATAGGCTATACAATAACTGCTTGGAGCATGTATCGAGAAGATATGAATCAAATATTAGAACAAATTTTAACAAAATTTAGTCAAGCTGCATATATACGAGTAACCGGTATACCTTGGGAAATAATGGTAACGATAGATAGTGTTGCTAACAATATTGATCAAGAGCCAGGGGATAGTGCTATAAGAGTAATAAAATATGAATTTAGTGTAACAGCTAAATCATATATATCTCAGCCTATAACAAGGCAAAAAGCGGTGCTGGATGCTAAGATAGATTTTGTGGAAGGACTCTCAGAAGAGACTATAACTGAGGTTTTGGCGAGTATAGAAGAATCCGTCAAGGAGCTAGAATGCTAGAAATTACAAATAGAAATAAGTTTCCGGTTCAATTAATTATAAAATCAAGAAAAGCACCAAGATCTTTTACCACTTTAAATATACCCGGAATGGGATCCGGAAAAAATATTTATTTTTTAGAAGAAGAAAGATCAACAGAATACATAGATAGAGCAGAGAAAAGTGGATTGATTTCCATAAAAAACAAAAACAAAGTACCAAAGGGAGAATAAGACTATGGCGATTTTAAAAGGGTTTCCACCTTCTAATACAATTAGTCCAAGTATTAGAATCACTGAAAAAGATTTAAGCTTTGTAGCAGCTGCACAAAACTTACATCGTGCTGGCTTAATTGGCTTCGCCTCTAAGGGTCCAATGAACCTTCCGATTCTAATCTCAACATCAAAACAACTTACAACAGTATTCGGCAATCCACATCCTGAAAGTGGGGATCCTTATCTAATATATGCTGCTCAGCAATATCTGCTTGTAGCAAATGAGCTATATGTTGTTAGAGTAGGAGATGAAGATCCAGTAAGCGATGAACAAGCAACAACAGCAATGGTAGATATACCTTCTGCCGGAACAACTCCTGATCTAGTATCAGCAACAGCTGGTCCTTATACATTCGATCCTAATCCATATCCTGATACTTCTATCGTTGTAGATGCTTATTTCTTAAGATACAAGTTGAATGGTGTTTTACAACCAAAAACTTTATTAGTAACATCTGACAATGCGGCAAAAAATACTTCGGATGTTGTTGACGAACTAAATAGTCAACTCGACCCAATTCTTGATGGTGTAGAATTCTATTTAACAGATACTTCTGATGACAATAGTCCTATAGGATTCAGAGCAACATGGGCTTATGGTCCTGAATCTTCTTTAGAATTAGTCTCTGTCCAAAATTCTATGGTTGGAGGTCCCTTTAGCATACTAGGGCTAGGAACAGGAATGACCGCTGCATCCGTAACAGGATCTGCCTCATATTACGGTGGAACAAGCATTCCAGGTGAATATGTATTCCCTGGTAGCTCTGACTGGATGCTAGAAATAGTCCTTGATGGCACTGATAATGTTACAGTAGATGGTGTTGTTCAAGTGTTAGATCTAAATATGATTCTTGATCTAGGAAGCTCTCCACTAACAAGCATAGGAGATATTGTAACTGCCATTAATCAAGCCAGATACGAAGAAGGTGGCGATCTTCCTGGTGGTTGGTTAGCTTCTTCTTCTGGAAATTCTTTGGTATTTGAAACCCTTCATAATGGTGCTGATGCCAGACTAAGAATTAAACCAACAAGTGCTGCTAGTGCTTTTGGTTTGTCCACTTCAACAAAAAGTGGCACATCACCGGAAGGAGATTCAACAGGATCAACCGCTTCTTATGGAATAGTAACTGGTAACTATAATGTTACTGGCGAAACATCCTTTACGATAACAGCAGATTCTGCTGGTATCGATGGCAATCAAACTCAAATAAAGATTACTAATAATATTCGTGAAAACAACTTCACTCTTGAAGTTTACAACAATGGAACACAAGTAGAAAGTTGGGGCAACTTAACGAAGAACACCTCTAGTTCTTATTATGTAGAGACATACTTATCACTAGTATCAGATTACATAAGAGTTGTAGACAATTTAAATGTAACTGCTGGTCCTGCTGATAGACCTCTAGGATCACCAGTTGGTACCTATTATGATTTATCCGGTGGTTCAGATGGTATTCCTTCAGATCCGGATAAGCAAGACGATCTTTTAATAGGCAGTGCCGTTGGCTCAACTGGTCTTTATGTTCTAAGCGAACCGGAGCAGGTTGATATTGATTTGATAGCAATTCCTGGCCACTCTAGCACATCTGTAGTAACAGCAATGCTAGACTTCTGCCAAAACTACCGTCAAGACTGCTTGGCTATAGTTGATCCTCCATTCGGCCTAACTGTTAAAGAAATAATAGCATGGCAAAATGGAACTCACCCATTGAACCTAACAAGATTCGACTCAGACTTTGGTGCTCTATACTGGCCTTGGGTTAAGATCCGTGACAACTTCAATCGTGTAGATGTTTGGGTTCCACCATCTGGTTCGATCATGGCTGTAATTGCTAGAAGCGATAATTTATCTAAGCCTTGGTTTGCTCCTGCTGGTCTAACTCGTGGAATCGTTCCTGGAATAACAGATGTTTATGATCGTCCTACTCTTGCAGAAAGAGATTTAATGTATGGTTATCGCAACTGTATCAATCCAATTGTTCAGTTTGTAGATGTTCAAGGATTCCTAGTATGGGGTCAAAAAACATTGCAGCGTAGACCAACCGCACTAGATAGAGTTAACGTTCGCAGACTCATGTTCTACTTAGAGAAGAGTATTAGAACTGCTGTAAGAGGATTACTATTCGATCCAAACGATGGTATATTCCGCAAAACATTCAGTGCAATATGTGCCGGTATTCTAGATGATGTCAAGAAAGGTCGTGGTCTTTACGATTACTTCATTAAAGCTGACGATGAGCTCAATACTGCGGATGTTATCGATAGAAATGAATTTAGGGCACAAATTGGTGTTCAACCTACCCGTAGAATTCATGTTTATCGAATTTACGATAAACAGAACAGGAAGTTTCACAGAAAACGCATAACCAAAAAATACTAACAAGTAAGAAAAAAAGGAGAATTAAATATGCCAAATAGTTATGCACCTCAAACCAATCTAAGAGACATGGGCTTAGACGTATTAGGTGGAGACAATATAATTTTTAAGAGGAAGTATAGGTGGACACTTCAGCTTAAAACAAATTGCTCTGGTGATATACCACCATATTTTGTAAAAGTTGCTTCTAGGCCAAATCTTAGTATTGATGAAACTGAAATCAATTTCTTAAACAGTAAGATGTGGATTCCAGGCAAAGCTAGCTGGGAAACAATTACCGTAACGCTATATGACTTGGCTGGCTCTGCTGCTACTCAAGGCACTACTGCTCTTTATAGCTGGCTTGCTACTAATTACAACTTTACAGGACAAAACATTCCTTACTCACAGTCATCAAAGAGAGGTAGAAGTGGAGGCGGTGGATCAGGTTACTCTTGCACTGCCTATCTAGATCTATATGATGGGTGCGGAACAAACATGGAAAGCTGGCAGCTAGATAACGTTTGGCCTCAATCGGTAAATTTTGGAGAACTTGATTATTCATCATCTGATGAAGTAAATATTGAACTTACACTTCGTTATAGCGAGGTTAAATATACTCCACATTGTGGCGGAACAATTGTTCCTTGCTGTGATGGATGCTAAAAATAATATAAATTTTTAAAAAATATATGCCTTGTACTCAATTTAGAGTGCAAGGCATATTTTTTAGGAGGTCAATATGGCAAGAAAAACTATGGGAATGGATTTTGGACTAGATGGTGAATCCGCTTGCTATAAAAAGAAAAATAGATGGTTGTTTATTATTCCTAAAATCAGCGCTGATGAGTCCGTCGAGTGTCTTCCTCCTTTTAAAAGTTCAAGGCCTCAATTTAGTTTCAAAGAACTTGAGGCTCAACATATAACAGAAACCATTTATTTTCCTGGAAAACCAGAGTGGAAGCCTATAACTTTATTTTTATATGATCTAAAAAAAGACACTGAAAATCCTATTTTTAAATGGTTAAAGGAGATATACGATCCTGAGCAAGGAATATACAAACCATCTTGTGATGGATGGAAAAAAACAGGAACGCTAGAAATGTATGATGGGTGTGGTAATGTTATAGAAACATGGACTTTTGAAAATATTTGGCCACAACAGATAGAGTTTGGAGAATTGGATATGGGGACTAGCGATCTTGCCACATGTGATTTAACTATTAGATATGATAGGGCTTATATAACTAATTAGATTTTTTTTCTTCTGTTGATAATTCTTTCTTTAATAAAGCTTGACAAGCTAATATAGCATCCTCTAAATCTTTCGGTTTGCATTTCATTACTCTGCAGGCGCCACTTTTATTTAATCTGCCTTTTTTTGTGTATACTTTATTATCATTCAATAAAAAAGCATCAACCAATTCTCCATAACCATGATCTATTAATTTTTGTATAAGCTCTTGATTTTCTATTTGATCGAAAATATTATTTTTCATATTTTTGTGGGCAGGAAACCCATACTTTTGTCGTCAAAAGTTGGCTCCGCTTCGGAGCCAACCCTTTAGGGCATGGGAGGAATGCCCACGACAGCAAAAATAATGTTTTACCCGCTTTTCTCCTTTGTAAAAAATTAAACCGTCTGTATATATACGATTGGTATATGAAACAGATACGAACCGTTAAAATACAACTGAAGGTTAAAAACAGCGTGTTCAAGCCAACGCTTGAAGCATACGCGAATGCTTTCAACCAAGTCTGCAATATCGCTTGGGACAACCAAGAGTATAACGGAGTTCGTCTGCACCACCTTACCTACAAGCGTTTGAGGGAGGAAACCAAACTCAAATCCCAACTTGTCATCTCCGCAAGGGTCAAGGCTACGGAGGCTCTGGCTTCCGTCATTGCGAGAAAGAAGAAGGGAAAGAAGGTTTCCTGTCCGCAAAGCAAGTGTTGTTCCATAAGGTACGATGACCGGAGTCTGACTGTTGATTTCAAAACCAACACCGTAAACATTTTGACTGTCGGTGGTAGAGTCAGACTTCCGATATTCGTGCCCAAATATTTTGAACAATACCTTTCTTGGAAAAGATGTTCTGCCGACCTTTTTCAAGCCAAGGGAAAGACCTTCCTGCACATAGTCTTTGAGCGGGAGGTTGAGAATGCCAAGGCATCGGGCGAGTTTGTCGGGGTTGACCGTGGAATAAGGAACATTGCGGTCACGAGCGACAACAGGTTCTTCGGCGGAAACAGGATAAAGAGATTGAGCGAAAGATACGAGAGGTTGAGAGGCGAGTTGCAAAGCAAAGGCACTCGCTCCGCAAGGACACACCTGAAGAAGATCAACAGGCGCGAACGGCTCATGCGGAAGGACATCAACCACTGTATTGCGAAGAAGATAGTTGAGGGGTTGAAACCCGGTACGACGATTGTTCTTGAGAAGTTGACCGGAATCCGTGGCGGGGCGAGGAAACTCAACGCCGAGGAAAGAAAGCAGGGCAAGAAGACCTTGAGAAAGGCGCAAAGGAAGGAAGTCAACAAGTGGAACTTTTTTCAACTTGAGCAGTTTCTCACCTACAAGGCTCTTGCAAAAGGCTGCAACATTGAATATGTGGACGCCCGCTACACATCTCAGGGATGCAGCAAGTGCGGGCATGTCGCAAGAAGCAACAGGCAGTGCCAGTCCTCTTTCAAATGTAAAAAGTGCGGTTTTCAACTTAATGCAGACCTCAATGCTTCTCGTAATATTGTTCTCAAACATTTGGACGCTACATGCCACCCAAACAAGGCAAATGTCAATTTGCCTAACGGCGGTTGTGAAACTGCTAATGTTCACCTTCGGGTTTGAACAAGCCCACTCGCTTCAGCGGGTGGGTAATTGACATTATGTTATATTGAAAATATCAACTAGCAGGTGGGTTTCCTTGCCAGAATCATATGAAATTTAAAAAAGAAATAAAAATAGT